TGGCAAGTTCCTGAAAGCGTCGGTGAACCCGGAACGCGGTTTTGACCTTCCGGGCACCTTGAGCGGCTACCAAGATGCCCTCAACGCATTTGCCCAAGCCAAGGCTCACACAGTATTGGCAGGCAACGAACTTCAGGGGTACATCTACAAGGGGGCCGGCTCGCGCCTGGGCGGCGCGGTTTATGAGCGGATTCTTTTCAGTCTCAAGGACGTGAAAGGGTTTGACACCCCCCCATCGTACGGTTTCCCGAGCAAATCGGGGGGACGTAGCTCGACCACAGTGGTAAAAGCGGACGATCCTAGGACGGAAATTGTCACCAACCCAACGGAGTCGGCGGTGACGATCCCGAGGGACTGGCAGAAGGTGATATCCACGGCCACGGCGAAACTCATCGAGGGGTCGGCCGTCGAGAGCCTGACGCCCCAAAAGCTGGAGAAGTTTCTGAACACCAAGTTGAAGGAGGGCGCGCCGATCGAGGAACTGAAGAAATCGGTCCTCGAGGCGATACTCTCGGCCAAGTTGGCCCTGCTCATGGCTCAGGGGAAGACGCGGAAGATCGCACTGGCCGAACTGGAAAACGACCCCATCTACCTGAGCCTCAGGGACGTCGTCACGAGCCTCAAGCCGATGGCCACCACGCCCAAGTCGCCCAGCAAATCCAAGGATGCGGGCAAATCCAAGGATGCGGGCGGCACCATGACCATAAGGATAACCGTCACCAGGGGCCTGCCGGGCTACAAGCAAGGGGTGAAGACGGCGGCAACTTCGGTCGTCGGGATGCCGGAACTGGTGCAGACCTACCAAATCGTGGCGTCCGACGGCACGGAGACCGAGCCCTCGACGAGGCGCTTTGAGTTCCCCTTCGTGCCGAGGGAGGTCAACTACTCGGGGATAGGGACGACATGGACAGAGATACCGAGGAGCGGAAACTACCCGATCATCGACTGGACTGGGTTCAACCTCCTGAAGATAAGCTTCAATTTCGACGTGGTCGACATGCAGTACGAGAACAAGCAGGGGTTCGGGCTCTACTACTCGTGCGAGGAACAGATAACCACGCTCAGGCAAATGGCGCAGACGCCCTACCCCGTCACCTTCCTCAACATGGACAAATTCATGGAGAACGAGATCAGGTGGCCGCTGCTCACGAGCGGCAGGGGGATCGAGTTCGTCATCTCGGACTTCTCGGTCACGGCCGTCCAGAGGACAATCCCCGGGAACAATAATGAAGGGGCGATCCCCAACCAAATCTCGCGCGCCACGTGCTCGATGACCCTGCAGGAAATCCCGATCGAGTCCGTGGATCTAGTCCAGATGCCGAAGATAAAACCCTGCAAGAAAAACTGCGAGAACCCCCCGCCGCCACCTAACCGGCTCAAGGAATACCTCCTGTTCGACACGGGCGTCGAAATAAGCAGAGGCTAGGACGAACCATGCCCATCATGAACCAATACGGCGATACGGACAATCCCTTTGTTGTGGCCTCCGGGGGGGTCAGCGAGGGTGGCGGGGTGCCGTCGCTGGTGACGCACAAGGAACTGCCCATGAGGGGGGTCGAGAAATTCAACGTGACGTTCGGCGACATCGCCACGAACATCAGGGAGACGCTGAACGACTCGATACTCTCCTGCACCGTCGATTACTCGATGGATTTGGCGACCGAGATAACCCTGAAGATACTGGACAGGGATTACGTGAGGACCAAGGGGCGGATGTCCTTCGCCTCCGGCAACTACTTCAACATCGGCAGGGACGTCACCTACCTGAGCAAGACCATAGCCGAAGGCATCTCGTTCAACCAAGACGCCAAGATCGCAACCTTGAACCTCAAGGTTCTCCTGATGGAGGTCGCCGAGGTGTCCGTTGACCAGGGCGAGGCTGTGTCCCCGACATGGACCGTCAAGTGCAGGCCCAAGGCCGTCCAGCAAATGAAGCGCGACAAGAAGCCGGAGATGATACAGGGCAACGGAACGGCCTACGTGAGGGCCGCGGCGAAGAAGTACGGCCTGGAGTTCGTGGGCGAGGAGACCACGAAGAGCAAGAGGATAACCAAGGCCAGCGGCGACAACGAGGCCGACTCGACGTGGGACGTGATACAGAACCTCGCCCAGCAGGCGAAGTTCAAGTGCTTCGAGGCCGACGGCACGCTCTACTTCGCATCCATGAAGTGGCTGCTGCACAAGTGGGGGCCGGACGCGATCACCTACCAAGCAAAGGTGAGGATCAAGGGATCCCAGCCGCCGAAATTCAAGGAGAAGACCGTGACCAGGCGGTACATACCGTTGGTTGCGGGGGATGTCGGCAAGGCCTACGAATTGATGAAGTTGCCGAGCATGAGCCGGTCCGACAACGCCGTGATGGAGGCGACCGGATCCGCGGACATCGACAGGACGAACGGGATCGGCATAAGGCCCGGAATGACGGTGTTCGTCGGGGACATCCCCACGTTCATCGGCTACTACATCGTCACTTCGGTGCAATTCGAGGAGCGGTCGCCGAACCCCGTAGGAATCCGATTCCAGACGCCGGAAAGGAGGCCGAAGGAGAAAATCGTCGGCCTCGAGGTCGGGCCGATATTCAATCTGAGGGACTTGACGGACGACCCCATCGGGCCGGACATTCTCGTGCCGTATTACCAAGCGCGCCAGACCGGACCAGTCAACACGGGCACCAGCGGGAGGCCGATCACATGAGCATCGATGACACCAGATTCGGAATGCCGGATCTGCTCAACAAGCTGAACGGCGCCCCCCACCCATTCAGAGGCGGGGGACTCTACATGGGCACGATCAAGTTTGTCGGTGGCGGGAACACGGTCAACGTGAGGATCCACGGGCTCGGGTTGGAGGCGTCGCACGTGATCTCACTCGGAACGACAGCGACCCAGCGGTTGCAGGTCGGCGACTCCGTCATCTGCGGCTTTCTGGCGAATGACAGCCAGGATTTGGTGGTCATTGGTAGAATGAACATAGCAGTTGACGTGTTCGCCACCAAGGAAGAGTTGGCGGCCCTGAACACGGTGGTAACCGCACTGGACGCAAGAGTCACCGCGCTGGAGAACGAGGGTTAATGACGACACTGAAATTCCCATTGGAGTTTGACCAGAACGGGTCGCTGGTCACGCTGGATGCCGACACCGACGAGTTCTACGCACAACTACTTAGCCTGTCGGCGCTCACCGAGCCGAACACGTTCCCGTTCTCCCCGACCTTCGGGGTGATGGATCCTTCGTTCTCATCGGTCAACAGGGGCATGTTCATGTTCCAGGCGGCGAGGTTCATACCCGAAATACAGGTGATGGAGGCGGAGGGGGAACTCAATGAATCATCCGGCGCGACGGTCCTGCGAGTGAAGTTCAGGAGGATTTAACATGTCAATAGATTTCAGCCCCTACATCAACCTTCGCATATACGACAAGGACCCGGGCCAGATGTACCTGACCGCGATCGACCTGATGAGGCAGAACATCCCGCAGTTGTCGGTCCGCCCCGGGACCATCGAGGACGCGATGATCCAGTCATTCGCTTTCCTCTCTACCGTGGCAATCAGCCGAATCAATGCGCTCCCCAACAGGCTGATCGAGGGGATCGCCAACCTGATGGGGGTTAGGCGCACCGAGCCGACCTACGCGACGGTGCAGGTCACGATAACGGCGCTCGACTACGCCGGGGGCACGCTGGAGGCCGACACCATTTTCCAGCACTCATTCAACGTCGCGGGCCAGAAAATCGTGGAACTCTACGAGATCCAAAACGCCGTGACGATAGGCCCCGTTGAGCCCGTTCTGGGTGCCAACCCTCCGACGCCCCTGCCTAGCACCACGACGCGCGTGGCCGCCGTGGAATTTGGGCAGAGGAACACGGTTGCCGAGGGCACGGTGCTCACAATCCTGAACTCGCAGTCCGTGGCCGACTCGGCCGTGGCCAATGACGATTTCGTGCAAGGGGATCTCGGTGAAAGCGACGCGCAGTTCCTGTCTCGCTTCGCCACGCAACTGCAATCCATGTCGCAGATCCTCACGACCGCCAAGCAAATAGAGTCCTACGTCCTAAGCACATTCCCGTTCGTGCAGCGAGCCAAGGCGTACGACACGACCGATGCGGAGACCGACCGAAGCGCGAATGCGCCTGCCGCGCCGGGCTACGTATCCCTCTTCGTCTACGGGGACGATCGCTCGCTTACCGTATTCGAGCGCAACACCATCTATGCGGATCTGGTCTCCAAGTCGATGGCGGGCCTGCAGATGGTCGTCCTTGACATGGAGATACTGCCGATGACCGTCAGTGCGAGCGTAAAGATAACCGCGACAGCCAACTTCTCATCGACGCAGACGGCTATCCGCATCTCCCTCGCCGACCTATTCTCGCCCAAAGGCTTCCCATTGCTTGACGAAGCGATCCGCAAGAGCACGATTTTCTCTCAAATAAACTCGGTTGAGACTGTCGCCTTCGTTGACCAGAGCATCACGGTCACGTGCAGCAGCACAACGAGCGATGGCGCGGGGAACCTAATTTTCAACAATAAGGGTTGCTTACCCCTCATCGACATAGCGGCATCCAGCATTTCCATCTCCTACCTATGAGGATAAAAATCGCCCAGCAGAACCTGTTGTCCAGCCCCCTGTCGCTGGAGCGCATTTCGAACTCGAGTGTCGGCGTACTCGCCGCGGCCATCTTCGATGACGGCGGCTGGGATTTTGACCAGCCCACGACGGCGAAGATAGAGGATGCCGACGCCAACTCCCTGGTGGCTTTCACGCTGAGACTCTCCAACCCGACGACCCAGAGCATCGTCATCAGGGGGACGGAGCCGATAGTGAGACACCCCGCCATCGCGGAAAGTCTCGTGTTCCACTCGCTGCTGTTCTGCGACACGGGCCTGACCGTGTCCACCTACCTGCACCCGACGTCGGAGCCCTACCAATCGGTCGCCCCGAACACGATGGTCATCCCGAACGGGCGCTGGTCGCCCGCGTTCTCCAACACCTACGTCTTCGGCAACGAAGACACGCCGTTCGCATCGGTGTCCATCACCATCGTCATCGAGACAAACTCGACGACCTCGCCGGTGCTTTTCACGTTCCCCACGCTGACGCTGGACGAGCCCGAGAAATTCAACCAGTTCTCGCAACTGAGCAGGCCGATGTTCCCCGACATTTTCCGCGACGTCGACGCCGAATCGACCAACCCGAACCGGCCGCTAGCGAAGATGTACCACTCGATGACGGCCGACCTCTCGCAGGCGATGGACAAGTACGTCCGGATGATCAACCATGAGAGGTCGGAGTTGAACCACAACTCGGTCGAGTTCGATGGCGACCCCTACAACATTCTCAGCAGGAGCGAGCTCACGGACCCGGAGTTGATGACCCCCGAGTACCTCGAGTGGGGGGCGATGATCCGTGGGTTCACATCCCTCCCCGACGTGCAAATCGATAACACCTCGATTTTCGACGAGTCGTTCGACTTCCGCAGGTGGCAAGTCCAGACGGCGGCGTTCGGACACGGAGCGGGGAGCAGGGAGTCGATCAAGCGCGCCGCCCAGACAGTCCTCACGGAGAGCAAGGCGGTGCTCGTGACGCCCCTGTGGGACGACGAGGAGTTCAGCATAATGATCAGGACCATCGTCGCCGAGACGCCGGGCAACCCCGCTGAGGGCGGGACCAGCCCCGAGGTGCTGAAGGTCGCCAACCTGGCGAAGCCCGCCGGCTACGTGCTGCTCCACCAGACCATCGATGAAATTAGTTTCGTGCTCAACGACCCAGACTTCGGGCTTTTCGATGTGAGTGCCCTCGGCTAATTGCCGGCGGTGGTAAAATTTGGTGACGGCGACCAACCCAAACCGGGTCGGCCGCAGAAAGGGCGAAAGCCATGAACAGCAAATTCCTAAAAGACACAGCCGAAAGGTCGGTGATGGCATTCCTGTCCGGCTGGCTCGGATCGGCGATGGCCAACGGGATGGATTTCGACTCCATCGCGAACACCGACAACATCAAGGTCGGGGTCACCGCCCTCGCCTTGACGATCGCGGCGGCTCTGGGTCTCAAGAGGGTCGGCCCGAACAAGGATTCCGCCTCCATTCTCTGACCGAGGACTGCCCGTCAGGGCGGTATCCCTAATCTACAATCTTCTAGGCAAACGATTAGGAGAACGCACCCATGATCGCAGGCGTCTACGACATAACGATGGAGCAGGGCTCGACCTTTTTCCGCCAACTCACGCTCGAGCAGCCGGACCTCGATGCCGACCCGACGGGGAACACCTTCGTGAACTACAACCTGGCCGGCCACACGGCACGGATGCACATAAGGCGCACGGTGGACAGCGCGACGCCGATGATAAGCCTCACGACCGAGAACGGCCGGATATCCATAAACCCCTTCGTGGGCGACTCGCCCACGAGGAACAACGAGATATTCCTCACCATCTCCGCCGCCGACACGGCGACCCTCACGATGAGCGGCGTCTACGACCTCGAGATAGTCAGTTCGGGCGACGTGGTATCCAAGGTGGTGCGCGGGGATGTCACTCTGATACCCGAGGTCACCAGATAGGGGCGAGGTTAACTTAGCCTTCTTCCTTCATCGAGATGGGGGAAATGTATAATTAGGGCATGGTCGTGCCCAATCAAGTAATCGTAAACCAGGATGCTCCAAACCTGGTCAGGGTCAGGGCGTCGT